GATTGCTGCTACTGATCCGGTTGCACAGCCGATTGGTGGTCTGGAATGTGCTTCTGACGGCGGCGATTGTTTTGAGATCACTAATGCGAAGTTCATGGGCGAAGCTGATTCCGACGGTAACGTGGAAATTTCATTTAACCTGTAAAAAGTACAGATTCTGATTAGGAGGAAAAAATGATTACATACGATAGAATGACGATTGATAGTACCGGAGCATTTTTGATTGGCGAGCTTGAAAGACTCGATCAGACGTTGCATGAGCCCCTTGTCAATATTACATGGGGCAGAGACATTGATCTTCGTGAAGATGTTTCCATTGCTGATGATTCTTCGAGCTTCACGAACTCTACCTTTGCTGCTGCCGGTAGCGTTCAGTCCAGTGGTAAGAACTTCATTGGCAAGGTTTCCAATGCTATTCCCGGCGTTGCGGTTGATATTGGCAAGACCTCTCAGCCGTTGTTTCTCTGGGGCATGGAAGTTTCCTATACCATTCCTGAACTGATGTCTGCACAGCAGTTAGGGCGTCCGGTTGATGCACAGAAGTATCAGGGCATGCAGTTGAAATGGCAGATGGACATTGACGAAATGGTTTACACCGGTGATTTGGCAATGGGTAAATACGGTCTGTTGAATTCCACTTCCGTTACCACGAGCTTTGTTGATGCCGGTGATGCTGGAACGACCCAGTGGACGACAAAGACCGCTGATGAAATTCTGGAAGATGTCAATGATCTGATTTCAGATTGTTGGGCTGCTGCTGGTTATGCTGTTTGCCCCAGCAAGCTTTTGCTGCCTCCGGCACAGTTTGCCTACATTACCTCTCAGAAGGTAAGCACCGCTGGCAATATTAGTATCCTTCAGTTCCTTGAGGACAATTGCATCGCTTTGAAGATTAATGGCAAGAAGCTGGACATTCAGCCCTGCAAATGGCTGGTAGGTCTTGGTGTGGCTGCCGGTTCCCCGTCTGCTGCGACTGACCGTATGGTTGTATACAGTCAGGACAAGAACCGTGTTCGTTATCCGTTGGTTCCGTTGCAGAGGACCCCGTTGGAATATCGTTCGATTTATCATCTCACCACTTACTTTGGTAAGCTGGGTGTTGTGGAGATCGTCTATCCGGAAACGATACTTTATCGGGATGGAATATGAATAATTTCAATAGATTAGACGCTGGACACTGGAAGAAAAATGATAATTTATAAGATAGAAAATAACATCAATGGCAAGATTTACATAGGTCTTACAACTAAAGGCCTCGGTAAGAGAATTGCCCAACATGTTATTGAAAACAAATCTTACATCCAAAAGGCTTTAAACAAGTACGGGTTGCAGTCATTCACCATTTCTGTAATTGATGAAGCTGATTCCAAAGAAATCCTTTGTGAGAAGGAACAATATTGGATAAAGTTTTATGACTGCAAATCCCCGAAAGGATATAACCTTACTGATGGTGGAGATGGTCTTATAAATCCTTCCAAGTCTGTCAGGAAGCGGATTTCTAATACTCTTAAAAAGAAGCATCTGGTGACAACTGGATTTAAAGGAAGAAATCATTCCGAAGAATCCAAGAAGAAAATTGGTGCTTCTATGAAAAAAGCTTTTGAGTCACCAAAACTCAGAAAGAAAATTTCTATTGGCAATAAAGGCAAGAAAAGATCAGAAGAGTTTAAAAGAGCTTTAAGTGAAGCCCGAAAAGGCGTTCCAAGAGGCAAAGAAATTCGTGAATTGATGACCAAAAACAATAGAGCAAGAGCTTTAGCGCCTGATTATGTGAACCCGATGAAAGGGAAAAAGCGGCCTGATTTATCCGAAAGGAATAAGTTAGGGAAAGGTAGAAAGTTAAGTGTTGAAACGAGAGCAAAGATGTCTCAAGCCAGTAAAGGGAAACCAAAAACTGCTGAACATGTTTTGCATATTAAGCAAGCAAAGATTTTAAACAGAAGAGCCAGATAAAAAGGAGAATTTGTTATGGCTACAAAAATTAAATTTAATGTTCCGGCACAGATTAAGAATGCTGTTGGGAGACGGGAAACATTTAAACCCGGCACTTATGATCTTGATGATAAAGTAATTGATCATTGGTTCATTCAGGGCTTGATTGCTTGCGGAAAGGCAGTTATTCTTGAGCAAGCAGCCAAGTCTGAATCGGCTAAGTCAAAGCAGCAGGAGTTGCCTTTTGCCGCTCCTGCTGCAAAGCCGGTTGCTGTTAAGAAAGAAGAACCTATCAAGCCAACTGTTGTCAATCTGGGGACGGTGGAAAGAGATGTGGAGATCGAAGAAATCAAACCTTCTCCGAAAAAGAAAATCAATGTAAAAGAATCTATCGCTGCTCCAAAGGAAGAAGTTAAGAAGCCTGTTGAAGAAGTTAAGAAGCCTGTTTTGAAGAAAAAGAAACGGGAAAAATAAGGAGTTGAGATGGCTACAGACACTTGTGAATTTAAGAAGGTATTTCCCGAGTTTGCCGATGATAACAAATATCCTCCAGCGCAGATTGAATACTGGGGGAGCATAGCCGAGCTTCGATTAAATGCTGACCGATGGGGGAATTTGCTTACTCATGGGAAGTATTTATTTATCGCTCATAATGTTGCTTTATCCGCACAAGCAGTGGCAGCGGCAAATCAGGGATCAAGTGTTCTTCAATCAACAGGCTTGCTTGCAGGAAAGAGCGTCGGGGATGTTTCAATCAGTTATGATACCAGTGCTTCAAATGAAGAAGGTGGTGGCAATTACAACTTAACCCGGTATGGCAGGGATCTTTTACGCTTGGCAAGGATTGTAGGTATTGGTGGTGCTCAGTTGTTATCGGCTGATACAACGGTTCCTTATCTTGGTGAAACATGGTAACGGTTCAGGTTCAAAGAAAAGTTAATATTGATCTTGATAAGGTCTTGGCTCAATTAAAGAAGAAGGCTGTTTATGTCGGCATTCCGAAAGAGAACAGCAAGCGGGATGATGGAGAAATGACCAACGCTTCTTTACTGATGCTCCATTCAAAGGGAAGTCCTTTGCGTAATCTTCCTGCAAGGCCGGTCATTGAACCTGCAATTGAAGATGAAAACAATAAGGCAAAGATTTCCAAACAGTTGATTGCCGCAGCAAATAAAGGATTAAATGGTGATCAAGCTGGATTTGTTGCCGGGTTAAATGCTGCTGGGCTTCAAGCGCAAAATGTTTGCAGGGAGTGGTTTAAGAATCCGAAGAACGGTTGGGAGCCTTTAGCACCTTCTACCATCCAAGCAAAGGTTAGGAAATATGGTAAGGGCAAAAAGGTTGATACCTCCAGCATCGTTCCTCTTATTGACACTGGAGAAATGAGAAAAGCTATTGCGTACGTGTTGAGGGATTCATGATTTACGTAGGGGAATTGATAACGGACCCGGACTTTTCACAGAAGTTTACTGTGTATCGCAGTAATGGTTCTTTTGTTGATGGGGTTTGGACGGAAGGAACTCCGATACAGATTGAGATGCTGGGCGTTGTAACGGTTATGAGTTCCAGAGAACTTCATCAATTGCCCGAAGGTGACAGAGTTTCCGGCGGTATGAATTTTCATACCAATCAAGCTTTATATGTTTCCAGAGAGGGAACGTATGAAGGAATCTCCGATAAGATTTACTGGAGAAACAATTACTATAAATTGGCAAGCGTTCTGCCCTATGCTGACTATGGTTATTACAAAGCTTCAGGGGTGAGGACAAAGGGTGCTTAATGGCTGAAGATATTTATTTGACATTATCGGAACTGCAAAAGATTTTTTATGATCTTTTCGTTTCCATGTTTAATGGCAGTCCTACCGAAAGTAAGGTAAGATGGTCTTGGCCTACACAGGGAGCACCTGCGTTTGGGATAAGCGATAACATTGCTTTCCTTAAAATATATGATGATGCCAGTACCATGACTGTTCAAAGAGAAGATGTTTATTCTCAAGAAAGTGGTTTACCCAATATGTCCACCGGTTATACCCGAACATTGAGATTGGACTGTATTTTTTATGGCCCCAGTTCATGGGAAAATGCAACGATCATTAGGAACAAAATGTTTTGGCAAGAACATCATGACACACTGGCACAGTCAAGTATTTATTTGGTTCCACGGTTTGACCCTCCGAAAAGAGTGCCGGAGTTATGGCAAGGGCAGTGGTATGATAGGTCTGACTTAAGTATGACCTTTAATGAATTGGTTGTGCTTAATCGTGAAGTTCCCTACATTGAGAAGGTTCCTGTGGGGATTTATAATAATGATGGATTACAAATTGAATTTGACATTGAATAAAGAGAGGTAAAACATGACGACACGATCCTTGGATAGTATTGTTGACATTCAGGTGTTGGTAAGTCCGCTTGCTGCTGCAAGATCATCGTTTAATCAGGCGTTGATTATCGGAGATACCAATGTAATTTCCGTATCAGACAGATTAAAGTTATATGAAAGTGCGGCAGAGGTGTTGGAAGATTTTGCTCTTACCGATCCCGAGTACATTGCTGCGAACATTTATTTCTCCCAGTCACCCGCTCCCGATAAGCTTTGGATTGGCCGTCAGGACTCCGGTTCTGGTGAAACCATTGTTGAAGCTTTACAAGCTTGCCGTGAAGCCAGCACAGAATGGTACATCGCCATCTGTCTTGATGCCGCTTATGCGGATCACATTGCTTGTGCAGCGTATATTGAAACCGCAACGCCTTCCAGTGTGTATGCATACACCACCAGTGATGCGGATTGTTTAACTGG